CTAACGACTTAGAATGGAATGGGAACCTAAAACACATAAAAACCGAAGAATTTCTATCTAAATTCAATCTAGAAATTAAGTACAACTAAAACATTACCAAAAGAAGCATTTTTATCAAATATAGGCACCTTTTTACCTTTTTTTAGTAAATATAAACACTTATAAGTATAAACTTGCCAATAAACAAGGAGCACGTGCAATATGACACAACCAACGAATAAGTTCGAATCATTGTTAGAGCTTTTAATCAATGAAGAAAATGATAAAGCAGAACAATTATTTCATGAAATAGTCGTAGAAAAGTCTAGAGACATCTACGAAAACCTAGCAGATTCAGAAACTGCTACAACAGAAACAAAAGAAGAAACAAAAGCAGAAACTAAAGAAGACGACAAAAAAGAAGAAGTTAAGGAAACTGAAAAAGCTGACGAAAAAGCAGAAGATAAGGAAAAAGCAGTTGACGAAACTAAAGAAGACAAACCTGCAGAAGAAAAGATTAAAGACGAAGGAGTCTTTACTAAACCTGCACCAATAGCACAAGCACCAGTTGAAAAAACTGATGAAGAATCAATTGAAGAAATCGGTGGCGATGCTACTGACGAATTAATTAAAGATATTTCTTCAGATGAAGAAGGTGAAGGCGATAAAGCGGCTGATGAATTAGGCCAAGATATGGACGCTGACGCTGAAAACGGTGAAAATGGTGAAGAAGGTTCTGTAGAAGATAGAGTTGTTGATTTAGAAGACGCTTTAGATGAACTAAAAGCAGAATTCGAAGCAATGATGTCTGGAAAAGACGGTGATGAAGAAGCTGAAGAAACAGCTATTGCACCAGTTATACCAGCACAAGAAACTCAACCAGAGATGTCTCGATTCGAAGGCAAAGATGATGCTAAAGCAGAAACAAAGGAAACTGTAAAAGAATACAAAATCCAAAAATCTGCTGATAATGCTGACCATGCTGACCATAAAGCTTCTCCTGTTAAAACAGGCGGCTCTAAACAAGGCGGAACTCCAGTAAAAACTGGTAGTGGCGCTGAAGATAAAGGCAGACCAGCACCAACTGCAAAAAAAGTTGCAGGTGACTTTGCTAACACTCCAGGTAAAGACAAGTCAACTTCTTATAAAAAAGAAGTAAAGGCTGATACTAAGGACGGAGCAGACAAATCAGCAAAATCTCCAATATCTGGCAAATAAGCTAATATTGAGATTTTAAAGGAGAGTTTGGATGTCATTATATCTTAGAGAACACCTAACATACGATCAGGCCAGAATGTCTATCTTACACGAAGGCGAGAATGGCAAAGATTTGTATATGAAAGGGATCTGTATTCAGGGAGGCATTAAAAATGCCAATGAAAGAGTTTATCCTGTTAATGAAATAGGAAAAGCAGTAAAAACTCTTAATGATCAGATTACATCTGGTTATTCAGTTCTCGGAGAAGTAGATCATCCAGACGATTTAAAAATTAATTTGGACCGTGTGTCTCACATGATTACTGAAATGTGGATGGATGGACCAAATGGATATGGTAAAATGAAAATTTTACCGACACCAATGGGCCAACTTGTCAAAACAATGTTGGAATCAGGTGTGAAACTAGGCGTTAGCTCTCGTGGCTCTGGTAACATATCAGAGTACGGTAGCGGCGAAGTTTCAGACTTTGAAATCATAACAGTTGATGTTGTGGCCCAACCTTCGGCACCAGGAGCTTATCCTACGCCAATTTATGAACATCTTTTAAACACAAAAGGTGGACATTTGGCAAAGGGACTGGCGGCGGAAGTTAGAAATGATGTAAAAGCTCAAAAATACCTCAAAGAGGCATTAACTAACATAATAAAGGACCTAAAATAATGTTTGATATATCAAAACTAGTAGAATCAGGAGCAATATCAGAAGATGTTCAAGCGAGCATCCAAGAAGCTTGGGATTCGAAAATCAAAGAAAATAAAGAAACAGTAGGTGCTGAATTAAGAGAAGAATTTGCTAAAAGATACGAACACGACAAAGGCAACATGATCGAAGCAATCGATAAAATGATGTCTGAGAAGTTAAGCGAAGAAATCTCTAAATTTATAGAAGATAGAAAAGCACTTGCACAAGAAAAAATATCCTACAAAGAAAATGTAGGCGCTCACTCTGCCAAATTACAAGAATTCGTTCTTACTAAATTGTCAGAAGAGTTAAAAGAACTACATGGCGACCGTAAAGGTGTTCATGATAACTTTGGTAAAATGGAAGAGTTTGTAGTAAACGCTCTTGCAAAAGAAATTAAAGAATTTCATGAAGACAAAAAAGGCGTTGTGGAAACGAAAGTTAAACTAGTAGCAGAAGCTAAAAAACAAATGGCTAAACTAAAAGAAACTTTCATACAAAAGTCTGCTAAAGTTGTTCAAGAAGCAGTAACTAAAAAACTTGCTGAAGAAATAAAACAATTAAAAGAAGATATTTCTAAAGCAAGAGAACAAAACTTTGGCAAAAAAATATTCGAAGCATACGCATCAGAATATCAAGCTTCTTACTTAAATGAGAAGTCTGAAACTTCTAAATTGATGAAAGTTGTTGATGAAACAACTCTAAAATTAGCGGATGCTGAGAAGGCCGTCAAAGAGAAAAACGCGGTGATTGAGTCGAAGAACGCTGAGTCCAAAAGACAAGCAGACTTGATGGAACGCAAGGAAACGATGGCTGAGTTGCTCAAACCATTGAGCAAACAAAAGGGTGAAGTAATGAGTCAACTGTTAGAATCAGTTCAAACAGCGAAACTTCAAGCTTCATTCGACAAGTATCTACCTCACGTGATGAACGAGAAACCAATAGCAACTATCAAAACTGCAAAAGTTATGACAGAAGCAAAAGGTGAAAGATCACAAAGGGAAGATGCAGACTTAACAGATATTCGTAAATTAGCGGGTATTTAACTATAAACTAAAAGGGGAAAGATACAAATGTCAGAAATATTTGAATCTAAATGGGGCGAAACAAAATCAGCCCTAACTGAAGGTTTAGAAGGCAACAAGAAAAAAGTGATGGGTGTTATTTTAGAAAATACTAAAAGATACTTGTCAGAACAAGCTACTGCAGGTGCTACATCTGCCGGTAACGTTGCTACACTAAACAGAGTGATTCTTCCAGTAATACGTAGGGTTATGCCTACTGTTATAGCGAACGAGATTGTTGGTGTACAACCAATGACTGGTCCGGTTGGACAGATTCACACACTAAGAATAAGATATGCGGACACAGTAAGTTCAAATGCAACTGCTGGTGAAGAAGCATTATCTCCATTCAAAATAGCGAAAGCATACGCTGGTAACCAGAACAATACTACTCCAAAAGGCGCTTCAACAGCATCTTTAGAGGGTACACCTGGTAAGAGATTATCAATTCAAATCTTGAAACAACCAGTTGAGGCGAAATCAAGAAAACTATCTGCAAGATGGACTTTTGAAGCGGCTCAAGATGCTCAAGCACAACAAGGTATTGATGTAGAAGCTGAAATCATGGCGGCATTAGCACAAGAAATTACTGCTGAGATCGACCAAGAAATCATCGGATCATTAAGAACTTTGGCTGGAACAGCTTCTGAAACTTACGACCAAGCGGCTGTATCAGGAACTGCAACATTTGTTGGTGACGAACACGCGGCTTTAGCTGTGTTAATCAACAGAGTTGCTAATCAGATTGCAACAAGAACAAGAAGAGGCGCTGGAAACTACGCAGTAGTATCTCCAACAGCTTTAACTATTCTTCAATCTGCAACAACATCAGCATTTGCTAGATCAACTGAAGGTACTTTTGAAGCACCTACTAACACAAAATTTGTTGGTACGTTAAACGCTTCTATGAGAGTATACACTGACGCTTACGCGGCAGACGGTACTTCTGTACTAGTTGGTTACAAAGGTGCAAGTGAAGCAGACGCTCCGGCGTTCTACTGTCCTTACATTCCTTTAATGTCAAGTGGCGTTGTTCTTGATCCTGCAACTTTCGAACCGGTTGTTGGCTTCTTAACAAGATATGGCTATGTAGAGTTAACAAACACTGCATCATCTCTTGGTAATGCGGCTGACTACGTTGGTTTAGTAGCAGTAACATCAGCGAACTTAAAATTCAAATAAGCCCAGGCTTATTTTATTTTCAAAGAAAGGCGGCTTTATGTCGCCTTTTTTTGTGGCGGTGGTATCATAAATTTAAATAACAAAAAGCATTAAACATTTCATCATTTACCAAAGACAGGTGGTAGCAC